TTGAATTGCTGGTTTGTATGTTGATCCACCCATAGTTTAATTAAGTTAAAGAGTAAACTTCTCTTTTCAAAGGAGTCAACCCTAATTTTTCCATTATTTCGTTTGTAAAGTTAGTTCGTTCATCCTTTAATGGCACTCCAATGTAGCCCGGTGAGTTGGAAAGTTGTGAATGCGCCTTCCAGTCGCTCATCACTTGTATAACATCTTGTGGTCTTGTATGCTTAGGATGAAATGCTGGATATACTATTGGCATATAAACATGATCAGAGTATCCAAATAGCACACCATCACGATAATGTGCATAAACATTAATATTAGGATGCTCGATGATCTTATGATCGAATTCTTCAGCAAAATCAACAAGTTCCAAGAATTCATTAGTTCCGTTTGGAGTAAGTTTATATTCAATTTTTGATCTCATATTTATGGGTATGTATTATTTGTTAAGCCAACTTGGTAGTATGTTTGACCACCATGTTGAATTGTTTTTGATGCTCCATATGTAGCCAAATCCATTGATTTAAGTGATGGTATAGGCAATGATGTATTTATTGGAGTTGTAAAGGGAGATATATTAAGTTCACTTGCCACCCTGTCAATTCTATTTAATGCGCCAATACTATTTGCGCCTGAATTAGCCGCAAACATTAATCCAATAATTTTTATTGTCCCATTAATATCAGCGGTTACGCATGACCCAGAATCACCTCCAGTAATAGGAGAAGTGTTGTTAGCAGTTTGGACAAAAATTTGATCGTAAAATAGATTTCCAGTATCCGCTGCAACCCCAACTTGACTTACAAAAATCCTACAGTCACCACTTCCCCAACCTTTAGGCCCAGTAGTTCTGCCTGTCGAGTATACTCTTCCAAGGTTGGCTCCATTTGTTGTAAGTAAATTGTTAATTTCTGCTGTTGTAGCAAATGGCATTGAAGGTGGATAATTTGATTCTCCTATTGGTTGAATCATTTGATATGAATTATTTGTTATATATTCTGGGTTTGGTATTAACAAACATCCATCTACATAATTTATAGCAGGTTTTGCTAAAATTGGAACATATCTGTTGATTCTATCGCAACAAAGATTATTTCCGGGTGCAACTGTTGCTGTTGGAATGTAATATTGATTATTAACTATCCATTGGACTGGTTCTGCTGTATTATTTGCCGCTTGAGTAGCTTCACTTGCTATTTCTCGTTTATAAACAGAAACATGGCTATTTGTTACTCCAACAATTCTTCCGTTTTCATTATCTGTTACAAAGAATCCAAGAGTTCCAATAAGCGCATTAACTGGATTTATTGACCAACTTGTAGGAAATTGATAAATTTGAATGCCACCTCTCATTTGAAATGGGCCACCACCGGGGCCGGGATCTTGTAATTGAGTAAGATTCGGGTCGCTTCCAGAATAACAATACGCTAATTTTATTTTCTCAGATTGGATAACGTCAGTTTTGACTAAATTTCCGTCAACAACGAGAGATGATGGCAATATATGATCTTTCGGTAAATCGGATTCAGATTTCTTTTCAGAAACATTGAAAACAATTCCAATCTCATCAGTTCTTTCTCCATTTTTAAATTTATATCCAAGACCAACGCTATGCACTCCAGCGTGTTGATTTGCTTGAAATAAATCGTTAATCTGTTCTTTTATAGAATCTGTTAAAGTCATAATTAATCAAATCTAGCAAATAACACACTTAAAGTATTGCAGTTTTTTGTTCCAGTTGCATTTTGCGTTTGTGATCCGCATTTTCCATTTAAATCTGTGCGAGATTGCTGGAAAACAATTCCAGAACAAATGGTAGAAACATCTGGACTCCATGCTGACCAATTTGGTGCAGATGTTCCAGTAGCTTGTTGCGTTTGTGATGGACATTTCCCATTTAAATCTGTGCGAGATTGCTGGAATGATGTTCCTAAGCAGACAGTCGAGGCATCTGGACTCCATGCTGACCAATTTGGAGCAGATGTTCCAGTTGCATTTTGTGTTTGTGACCCGCATTTTTCATTTAAATCGGTGCGAGATTGCTGAAAGGAAGTTCCTAAACAGACAGTTGATGCATCTGGACTCCATGCTGACCAATTAGGTTCAGATGTTCCAGTGGAAGATCGGAGAAATAAACTTGTTAGGAAAGTTTGTTATCTCTTTTGTTGATGTAAATATTGATGGCATATTAACAAGGATTTTGCGATTTATATTCTAGTGCCGCAGCAGTCGCGGATTGAAGAGCAAGAATTCCAGCTTCTTCTTGAGCGTGTTCAAAACTAATATATGAAATGTAAGTTGCAGAAGCAGTAGCTGAAATTGAATTTGCTGTGTTTTCTTCGCAAGTTAAACTAAATGTTTTAAAGACCTTTGCGCTATATGAGTTGTCATTTGGCAATTGTTGCTCGTATGGGTTAGGGAGCAGGTCGATTAACAATGTTTCGCCATTTTGTGCCACAACGCAAGATTGCGTCTCATTGCCCTGCGGAACACCTGTAGATTTCTCCTGCCAAGGATCCATGAAGAGTCGAACGATTTCCACTCCGAATTCACCGCACCACTCGATTAGTAGCGAAAATGCCTTATCGACATCGTCTGTCAGATATGACTCGCACGTTGAAACAAGGGAGTTTCGTTGAGCGGATTCAGTTGTAAGTCTTCGGTATTGGGAGTTCAAAAACCCTAGATTATTAATCTCTGACTCGTATGGTGTATTTTCCCACTGGTAGTCAGCAGTGACTGCCAAGATGCGTTTCTGTAAGATGGGGCTATATGACCCCTTGCTGCCCCTGTAGGACACTTTTAGGTCAACTGTGCCACCAATCTGCGTAGATTCAATTTCAGCATAAACGAACTTTTTTAAGTCCATTTCGTCACCAAGCAATGGAGTTTCAAACTGCGAGTAAATCCGATTGTAAAGTGTCGTTGTTGTTTTGTCTGGATTGATCTGAAGGTATGAATCCACTCGTTCTGGTTGGAATGACTCCCAAAGGTGGTTGAATGACCCATCGTTTGTTGCTGAGTAATCGACAGAAAAGTGAAAGCAGCGAGATTGCCCATCGACAACACCTGTAGTCCACTCAACTGGACGTGTGCCTGTCCAAACTCCAGCCCATGCAGGGAACCTGCTTTCTCCACTACCCCATTCTGAAGCAGCAGCGTAGTCAAGCACCATTGTATCGGAATTAAGAGTCTGAAGATATGGGATTGAATAAAGTAGATAATTCTCAAAACCAGTAGCGCAAATCTTTGTTGGGTCTGATGCCATGAGTCGTTTTGCTCTAGCCATTTCCACGTCCTTGTAAAGAATTTGAGAAGACAGGTAAGAAGTAGCCGCAATATCTGATGTCATTAGTCCACCTTGCGAGTACCACCACATTTGACCTGCTTGGAAAGCAATTGACTTTCCTGCAATGCAACCAACAGTTGGGTACAAAGTAGATTGGAAATTTTCAGTTGTGACCCACTGCTCACGATCAAGGATGCCTGATTTAAGCTGAAACGTAGAACGATCCGTAAATACAATAAGCCTCGTTGACGTATCCTGACCAACATAGCTTGTCATTGCGGTGATTGGACGTGAAAAACTAAAATCACCACGGGAATTCCCTGTTGTACGCTCCTTAAACGAGGTTGGATCACCCAGATCGGATGCCATCACAATATTTTTGTCAGCGATCCACATTCGGTTTGCTGAATATGCCATCCAATATCCAACTGGAATTGTGGAAAGTTGAACCCCAGATGTATCGGATCCGTCCCAGTATGAGGGATATGAAATGCCATCCTGAATCATAACTATTCTATGAGCAGGAGTTGTAAATTCATTTTCACCTGTAGAAAGGTTTGCAGATCGAGTTGCAAGTGCAAAAACAAATTGATCTACATTTGCATCCATCGATATATTTTTTAAACGAAAATCTTCCCAATTGCTTGGTTGGGTTAATGGAAATGGAGAGTAATAGACGTTGCCATTAACAGCAAAAACCATGTATGACAATTCACTTTCAAAAACACCATTTCCATTTACATCGAAAATAGTAGATGGGGTTATAGTCACAACTCCATCCTGTTCTCTCGTAATTGCAGCTTCCTTTTGTTTATTGGAAGAAAACAATATCCCTCCTTGAAAATTTCCAGCAGGAAGGGAGAGTTGCATTTTGTGTCCCGGTCTGGTTTGAACAATGCCACCTCGGACGCTTATATTAACACCCCATTTGCATTGGTTTTCTGGCAATGACCAAGGGTTGCGAACGGAATTAACTCCCTGCACCCAACCAGTTGAGACTTTTTTAAGTCTTCCTGCTGTAATATTCAAGCGTGGACTCCGCAAATGATTGCGCGAGTGTGTTCGATTGGAATGAAATCGTATTTACTATTAATCACTGGAGGTTTTAGCCTGTAGGCAATTCTTGCCCACGCGCATGGTTTGCCAATCCGAATCCTTCTGTACTGCGGATTAACCTCTGTTGGGTGGTATTGACCAATTAGAGTCAAATCATTACTGCGTCCAAAGTCCATAGCGTAAAGGCTAACAAATCCGTCTGTGATGGGCTTTTGAATGTTAGCAACGCTTTTAACAAGAATTGGAGGTTCAATTGCGTCTACGAAAAACTGACTATCGATTGTAAGTCCGCTTGTTAAAAATGATACCCGACCATCTGTTGACAGGATATTTTCTGCTGCGTCTTGTGTGGTATAAAGCTCAATTTCGTTATTTGCAATCCGTCTAACAAAGTAATTTGTGTCTGGACTTAACCCTGATGGCAAAACATCTCCAGAATTTGATCTTACAGTTACAGTTTGACCTGTATTATAAAGCAATGCATCTGAAATTATACTTGTTGATGGAGATGCATTAAATGTCCGTTCGATATCTAAAGACAACTGCCCCGTGCCGGGCGTGTCAATTGTAACTATTACTCCTCCAGAATAAACATTAATATTATCACCAACAACTTTAACTTGATAATCAATTCCAGCAACTAATGGTGATGGCATTGTTCCACTTGTAGAAAACTTGACAGCCTCATTTTCCTGAAGAAAATTTACATTTGAAGGACTAATAAGATTGTTATATGGAAGTGGCGAGACAGTGAACCGATTGGCAAAATACGATTGACCAGAACCAAGAGAAACAACATTTATTAATCCAGTAACACCACCAGCAGAAGCGTCAGCAGAAGATGTATATGCCCTAGCAACAGATGTAGATGTAATATTTAAATAAGCTGGAGTTATTCCATTGTCAATTGATGGGTTTGTTAATGGCAGCAAGTAATCAGTTCCCCAATAAATGGTTGCTGGAGTTGTTAAGTTTGAAAAGTCTCCTCTCCAATTATTTGTGAAATCCACCCCAAATGTTCTGGAAAGCACAGTATAAAATGTGCCAGATCCAACGGATGTGATATCAACATCGCTAAAATCTAAGTTTTTAACAGTGAAATTGCCTGTTTGCGAATTTAGTGGTGTTTCTATTCTATATGTTGTTCCAGAAGATAGTGGGGATGGAAGTGATCCAGTTGAAGAAAAATTTATGTATATTCCAGTGGATGGAGTTATCTGAACGCTTGCCGCTCCAGTGTAATTGGTTCCAGCAGTTATTGGTGTTAGTTTTGTAACAGCACCATTTTCAATCGTAGCTTTTGCTGTTGCTCCAGATCCATTTCCTGAAATTATTTTAACAATAGGGTCATTTACATATCCACTGCCCCCATTTAATTGATTGTAATACGAAATAAATGACGTTTGAATCGTGCAAGATGCTGTTGCTGCTGTAATGTCTGGTTTTTTAGCTATTATTGTTCCTAAAGCTGGATACCTAAATACTGTTGGTGTTCCAGAATTATTAGATAATCCCCCCTTTACTGGGTATTGAAAGGTATTTGTTAGTGAATTTAATATTGTTACATATCCATTTGATTCCCCATTTAATCCTACGGGAAGTGCGTCTTCAATAAATACAGTTGTTCCATTTGTAATTCCATGCCCATTACAAGTTGCTGTTGCATATGTTAAAGTGGGGTCGGTATCTGGAAATGGAGTCATCCAAGTTTTTGCGGTAGATACATTTACTGTTCCTATACTTGGGCCAGAATAGACAATTGCAAATGTTGTTGAACCTACTGACACAGCTTGCCAAACACCATTTAAATCAACTCCAGTGTTTGATATTGCTGCTCCAGAAATCGAAACCCTTTGGTTTAATTTAATATTATGAGCAACTGAAGTTGTTACTACTGGGTAGTTGGATCCAGTTTGAGTTATTGATGTTATATTGTATGTTCCGCTCGTTAAAGCAGTTATTGCTTTAGGCGCTCCAAGTGATTGATTTAATGTATATGTAAACGAGTCTCCATCTGTTACTGTTATTGCAAATGTGCCGTTATATGTATCTGGAGTTGCTCCAGATATTTGTATATTCCCACTAGAAAAATTATGTGCGATTTCAGTTACACAAGTAGCAAGCGTTCCGTTTGCAGTCAATGTTTTGACTGGTATGATTGGACTTGTTGGTGACCCAGAAATAGTAACTGTTGGAGCAGAAGTGTATCCAGAACCGGGGTCTGTAATTACAACCCCTGTTACTTTGTTTGTTAAGGTATTGATCGTAGCATACCCTTGTGCCGTTTTATTCGAAATTAAATAACCGCTATTTACTGGAGGTATGATTGGATCGGAAAATACAACAGATGGAGGGTTGGTGTATCCTGCTCCTTCATTCGTAATGTTTACCGATATAACAGAACCAACTATAACAGGTTGAAATTGTGCGTCAGATCCAGTTGGGGAATTAATGTTTAATGATGGTGCTGTAACTTGAGATTGTGTTCCAGTTCTAATTGTTGACTGTATTAATTTAACAATAGAGTTTGATCCAGCCCCATCAGTTGTTATTTGAATAGGATTTATTAAATCTGTTGCAGACGAATTTATTGCATCGGATCTGTTTGAATGTATGGATACAGAAAAATCATCAATTACGTTTACAAAATAATTTTGATTCGTAATTAATGGTTTTGGAAGAACTCCACCATCTGTTGTGGCTTGCACCTGATCTGCGTCATTAAAATAATGACGTTGACTAAATGTAAGTTTTGTTTCTGGTACAATTTCTTTTCTAATATCAACGCTTATAGGGTTTGTTGATCCTGTTGTATAAACTGGATTAATATTAGATTGAGCGTCAGAGATTGAATTGAAAATCTGAAGGTGACTGGAGTCAAGTAGATTGCCAAAATATGTAACGCCAGACCTAATTCCAATAGGCAATAATTGGTTAGGTGGGAATGCAATCGGATTTGCTATTGTTATAGCAATAGTGGGAGCAGATGCAAATTGAAGAGCAGTAACGACAAATGAAGTCCTAGAGTCTAGGAATTTCAATGGCCCCGCTCCCACTATGCTTTGGAGGGAAATGGGGTAATTGCCTTCCTGCGCGTTCAGGGAATCGGTATGGATCTGAATCGTTAGAGCATCCAAAACACCAATATAGTATGTTTTACCATTTGAAAGCGGAACTGGGATAGTGCCAGAAATCGCCGTAACAGCCATTCCTTGACCAGAATCAAGCGTGTGAGGGGTTGCAGACGTAAACTTGTTAATAGGGCTTATGGCAACCTCGCGGGTACGGATGGTGACATCATCAGAGGTAATTGTTCCATATGCAAAATCGCTTTGAGAATGGATTGGGATAAGAAGACCATCCACGCCAGTTCCATCTTTGAGTTGACTGCGTAAATCTCTGTTATTAGCATCAGTTCCTGTTAAGCGAATGATTTTACCGACATCATTTTCGCTTTCAGCAACAGCAACTAATTGAGATGGTTTAACAATCTCCATTAGAGTGGCTACATAACCTCGATCATCCCATGCCCACTCAACAGTATTAAACTTGCCACCTTTGTTTACATGGTACTGGAATAGACGATTGCGGAAGTAGACTGGGGAACCATCTACATTGACCGCAAGGGGAACGTCAATTCCACGGGGAAGAGCAATAGTATGACCATCCCAACCAGTGCAAACATCAACGTCCGCCGTGGATTGCATCCAATGCCCAGACTCCATCAGCGTCTGAACTGCTTGCGTGATTTTGCGGTAAACTCTTTTCTCGTCAGTAGTTCCTAAAATCTCCGCACATTCCTCAAAGATTTGCTCGACAAACATGACGTGATATTAGCGCATTGATCCTTCAGATGCAATAGAATTTAGAAAATCTTCTTCGCTTGCCATTGCTGCATTTTCAGCAGCAGGAACATTACCTGCAAGCGATTCAGTCATGGCTTTTTGTCCTTCAACGTCAGCAGCAAGAGCATCAATAACTCCAGCAAGTTGCATGGCAATGCTGTGCAGTTCGTCAAATTTAGACTTGGCTACGGAGATGGTTACAGCACCCTCTTCTGCCACTGGAGAAGGGATTCCGCTCATGTCTTCGGGAAGATCCATTCCCATTTCTGGTTCGGGCATTGCTGCCTCAGTTGTTGGTTTTGCCATAAATTAATCTTCCTCTTCTTCCCCACCGATTTCAATCTCGATTTTGGTTTTTGGTTTCTTTTCGGATTCTGCCTCC